GCGACATTGCTGGAATCTTCCCGAAGCATCATCGTATTGCCGCTGTCGAGCGTCATGTTCTCAACTGCAAGATCAACGCTGTTCCATGTCGTCGTTGACGATGCAAACCGCAATGGACTCGCAGTCGGATAGGTTGGCACCAAGATGGCCGTATCAGTCGGAGACTCCCAAACACCCATGAAATCGAACTCAAGGAATGCCGCTTTTCCTGTTGGGCAATTGATCTTGAAAGTCCCAACGCATCCACGCAGAAGCTTACGAACGCCGTCGATGTAAACGGCCATCGTAAGGGTCTTTACGTTCGTCCCAGGGGCTTCCGTCCGAGGGGTGAACACTTGACCCGACTTGACCCAACCGCAAGCAGGGAGAAACGTATCGGCCCATGATGGCTCGGTTGCTGTACCATCCCAAGACGCATCATGCTTGAAAGTCAATCGGCCCTTGTAATTGCCTGGAACCGAAGCACGCATCCCGAAGGATGCTTGACCCTCTCTGGCCTCAAGCTCCGTTTCGGTTTGGATCGAAATATCATAGCAATTGAAAGCCGCTTCGGATGCCGTTAAAGCTTCCGCTGTGCCCGGTGTAGATTCGATCTTGGCTGCCAATACTCGCTTGCGTTTCAGTAGCGTCATTTACCTAGCTCCCTTGATGCTCTTAGTCTGATCTGTCCACTGGCCGCAAGAATAATCTCTCTTAGCCGCCGATTGATTTCAATTGGGAGTCGCTCCCTTGCTGTATCTGCTGCGATAGTCCCGATGTTGCCTTCGCGGAAGTAATCACCTGGTCGCTTGCCAAGCACCCTAACAAGCTTTCGAGCCCCTTCACTCGCTGGCCTGTAAACATCGCCACGCCATCGCGATTGAATAAAGCCATCGGAGATTACAGTCCACCCGCCGCCCATGTGCGTCTTGTATTGAACGCCGAGGCTCTGCCTTTTCCCCCGTCGCTTTTTGCTGTAGGACTTGGCTTCATTCATCCGCACCGGGAAATGATGACCTTCCCAAAGACCGATCGTCACGCCTGCGTTACCTGGCTCGGCTTTGTTCTTTTGCTTGATCGTCTTTTTGAGCGTTGCCGCTTTGTTGATCGGTTTGGCTACGCCCTTGTTCTCACTCGAAAGCTTGAGATTAACAAGCGGATTGAGTGCCTTTGCCGCTTGCACTCGGACAGTCTTTGCAGTCCGATTAACCGCTGTAGCCAAGTGCCTTGGCAAGTGATCGCCAAACGCACCGAGGTTTTCTTTCATTTGCCGAATTGAGGCTTCATCAACTGTGATTTTTAGCATCAGTTCCGAAGCTCCGTTGGATCATCTTCCGAGACCCTGAAAGTGATTTGCAATGGTACAGTCAATCCATCGATCCCGCCATCCGCCGCAATGAATTGTATCGAACCAAACACCGCATCGATAGCGTAACCTCCGAAAGTATGCCAAGTAGACGACACGCTCGCAATCGCTTTTACAACGTCGGCATGGAAAGCATTGAGCATTTCGTCTATAGCCTCTTGCCCTCGTTCGTCTTGCATAACGTGGCAGTGAATATTGAAGGTTTGCCGATAGGCATTAGCAGGCGGATTGCCTGGCCTATCAAGCTCACCGACTCGATCCAATGGCCCTTGCGTCAAGACGATTTGATTATGCCTTGGCGTAAAGTCTGCGAAACGCTTTGGACGCTGTACCTCGCTGATAACCGTCGAGTACGAACCGCTACCGATCATCGCATCGAGACGCGACTTGAGAGCGAGAGCGATCGTTTCGACAACTGCTACCGGCATTCGAGAATCAGCATCCCTTCATCGTGGCTAGTCAGTCTTAGGATCGAGTGCCTCTTAACAGGTTGACCGACTCGATCCGAAAATTCTAGTTCGTCGCCGCCTAGATTCAATTCGTCGCTTGCGATGCCTTCAGCCTCATCATTGGCAACGTGTATTTCAAATACAGGATATACAACGTCACCATCTTCGGGAAGGATGCCAAGAGCCTCTCGCACAACCACCGCATCAATCTTGCGAGACCGACCGTTCCGCTTGTAGTAAACGATCGGCTCTGCAAAATCGTCAGGATTAGCGAATACCTTCTTGGCATCCTCTTTGATGAGGTCATGAAGGTTCATCGGTTATCGCTTGCAGACTACTTTGACGTAATCCAAAACAACCGAATCGACATTGGTGTTAGCCGCTTTCTGCAACTGAACATACGGTTGCAATCCGAGGCTGTAACCGCTCATGTCGAAGGTCGTTCCAGCAGCGACTTGCTTGCCGTCGATGTAGAACTTCACATTGGACTTGCCGCCCGTGAAGTCAATCACGAATTCTTTGTAGCTCGTCCCAAGGGTAACTCCGGTCGAAACGTCGTCATTGTCTCGAACACCGTCATCGGTCTCGACATAGACGAGGCTCGTACTCGATGCCCCTTCCATTCGGAACCAAGCATTTACAGCAACGGAATCAGCCGTCGAGTTTCGAGCTGACGCAAGGCCAAAGCAAAGGATCGATCCGCTGGTAAATGTTGATGCACCGATCTTCGCTCGCATCTCGATCCGCTGAATCAGATCGATATCGAAGTCAAGAGCGTCGCCGAAGTGCGGATTAACAACCTCGGCTTCGCTAGTAGCTGCGAGGGTTGCAGTCAGTTCCGAAGCGCCCTTGGTGTAAGTCGGTGTACCCGATGCAGAAGTATCATGCACGACCCAAGCGGTTGCTGGATCCGCCGAGGTTGGAAGCGTTGCCACCGCCCCGTTGAAGTCGTCATAGAAGATTTGAAAGTCTCGAATATCGCTCATCGTCTGAATTCCTTTTGTATTGTGTTGTAGCTGTCAAAGAAAGCCCTGGCCATTGCCGACCAGGGCTGTGAGTCAATCAACCGACTTAGGTACGGTTGCCGAAGATGCCGACGTGATCGATCACCGCGCATCCGAAGGTCTGTCGAGCCTTGTAGGTATAAACATCTCGGCTCATGTCCCAATCGTTCTCAAGGAATGGCGATTCCTCGCCAGCCAAGAAAGCGATCTCCATCGTGTCAACTGTCGAGCTGTCGGCGATGGCGTACCAGTTGGTAGTGTTGTTCGCATCGAGCAACGCAGTAGCAACGACTTGCAATGGCCGAACACCATTCACGCCGTAGATGTTCACAACGCCGCTGTTGCCGTTGCTCTGTGCGTAGGATTGGCTGTTGACCAACTCCAGAGCCGAAGCTGCGTAGTTTTGAGGAACAAGCAAGGTTCTCGGGGATAGATTGAGAATCGATCCATTGAGACCCTTTTGCAAACTCATAAGCTCGAAAGCTTCGTTGAGAGTCGTCACGCTTGGAGCCGCTGGAGTCGTCGCTGTAATGTTCGTTCCGCTTGCGTGAGAAGCAGAAAACAGAGCCACGCCGTCAGGCATGATCGGGTTGCTCAAGAACTCATCGTAAACGGCTCGCTCTTGAGTGCGTCGAGCCGCTTGCCCTTGCATCGCTGGAATGCGGGACAATGCGTCGAGATCATCGTTGATAACCGTCTCCCAAGACACAGTGAACTCAGCACCGTATTTCGAGACGCGGTACTTCTTGCGTCGATCGCTCAATCCCTTCTCAGGGTAAGGCTTGGTCTCAGGGACTTGCTCGAAATTTGGGTACTCCGAAAGCTGAACCACGTTGATATCTTTGAAGTCATCCACGCTCGCACGTTGACGAACCCAAAGCGACCAAGTAAACGGAGCCTCATCGTAGGCCGCCCGCAAGGTCTTATTGACCGCATCAAGCAGGATATTCCCGAAGCTTCCCGTAGTATGGTACGCATCGGATCGACGAATGCGATGACGATCTAGCGTAGGTTGATGGCCCATCGCCATCCTTGCCACATCGCCCTTGGTGAATCGCTCTGGATTGGCTCCCATGCGTCGCACACAAGCCTCAGCAAGACGGTAGAGCCCGAGGTTTCGGAACTCGGAATCACCTTCCGCCGTTGGAGCCTTGGTTCGTTGGATGTTGCCTTGGAAGCATCGCTGAATCAAGCCTGCTCTTGCAGCGTTCTCAAACTTGTCTTGCTCCGACTCAGTAACGCGAACATCGCTTCCGACAGTCTGTCCGATTGGGGAATTGCTCATCTTTCGGATGATCCTTTCTTGAGCGTCTTGAACTGAACATCCTGATTCGACCAGTTCATC